ATAAAAGGATATGATAACAATATCAGTTGTAGCAGACGGTTTAGGAAATGGTATCCAGCATTGCCCAGGATCTAACGGAGTTGTTTGTATGTTAGCAGCAGTAGGGCTTGCTACACTAGAACTACCAGAGTCTTCCCAAGCACTAGTAATGTCGTTATACCTATAGACAGTGAGTGGGTAGGTCCCTGCTACCGGACAGGGTCCGTCTATTCCAACGTACGTTGGGCTACCTGGCGGTGAAGATATGTATCCGTAAATAGTACTATACACACTGTTCTTTACAACAGCTCCCATTGAGGCTATAATACCAACACCCTTTGTCATACCCGTAAGTAAAATAGGAATGACACCGGTTCCTGCGTCTACCTCTACGCTAATGGTAAATACACCCTTGCCCGACACCGGCATATTTGATTTTGTCTCACTACAAGGTACGCCACACGCAGGACAAGTCTGCGGTGGAAGCAATACGCCACCCACTTGCTCTCTAGATATTATACCATCTGAATAGAATCCATCAGGAGCCAAGAAGGTTAAGCTTGGAGTAGAGTAAATAGATGTCGCAGCAAGCAAGCTTGGCGCATCTATGTAGTATGTTATTGATGTTGACATAGTATTTTATTTATGATGGACAATCACAAGCAGCGAGCGTTATGTCTGCTGTTCCGCTTGTTAATGTCGGAGTAATTTCTGAGCATATGCTTACAGAGTTTCCTGCAAAAACAGTTATTGATTGGAATGATCCTGAGCAATCTCTGTACGATACTTCTGCTTCTTCCGTAACGGCATCGATATAGTATAGGCTACATACCGACACGCACTCTACACATTCACAGCAAGCGTCCGCAGCAGCCTCGCTTGAATAGCAAAGAGTTATCGGAGTTGATTGTCTGTAGTCCCATATCAAGTACAGGTAGTACTCTGATGAAACAGGAACATCCGCATAGAAGAAATTTGCCCCGACAGCTATTATTGGCGCAGCAAGAAGCGAGTCCTGAAGCAGGTCAAGTATGTCTGGCGTTAGGTTGTCGTACAGTGTATTGCTATTTAGGTAACGCAGCACATCTTGAGACGGGTCAAAATTAAATGTATCCGTTCCAATCTTGTTAACGACTATTCTCATCGTTGCTCCATCAGGAGGAGTACTTGTGCTTCCGACAAATCCAGTTGCTTGATTGTATCTAGATACCAATGGGATTGTTGATCCCGATGCAAACAGAACTAAACTTGATTGATATGGAGATGTGTAACCACCATAAGTGTACCTATATTCATTGTGAATTGTAGACCCACTATCTGAATCGCTAGTAACACATACCTCGACAATTGTTTTTTGAGCAGCGGACACGCATCTAACCTTTACTTCAAGAATAATATTGCCCGTAGAATTTATTGTAGTGTTGCAAGTTCCAATGAGTATATCATCCTTGTCTATCACTATTGATCCGGATGAGTTGACAACACCAGATGATTCTGTCGTTCCATTGTACGTTGACTCCACTACAAACGTAGCGTCAACCTCTAAACTAATTACGTTATACGTTACCTCGTAAGTTCCAACTAGCTGCCCTAGGTTAGAGCAGAATGAAACAAACGAGCCATCACCAAGGGTAAATGTCTGAACGGTTCCGCAGTCGATGCACTCCGCTTGAGTTGGAATCAAGATATCATTCGAAGATAAAACGTACTCATTCATATACGGATCAAACCCACCAAGCTTCTGCGTTTGAAGCGAATCGTTGAACAGATCCCTAAACCAAGTTCTCATTCCCTGATCGGAGATGACTTTGATTTGATCGGAACTGTAAGAGTTTCCAACAAGCTGTATCACAGCGCCCCTCTTTGCATCGGTAAAGAATCTATCGTATCCCCATTGAACGTAGCTCTCAGGGTTAAGGCTTATGCCATAGTTCTCTACCCTAGCTATTTGTGTTCCGAGTACTTCAGGCACGGAGGTTATAGCACCGCCTGCCGCAGCATCAGATAGCAAGTTCTTTCCTGCAAGCACATAAGATATCTTATCCTCTTGCAAAACAAGAACGTCAGTCTCTCTTCCGTCAATCAACATAACTTGACCGAATGAATCCTCAAGTGGCTTGTAATTGATTAGACCAAGATTGAACTCATTCAGTTTGTTTACATTGGTCTCATCGTTGTATACTCCGCTGTAGGTTATGTCCGCATACCTATCAGCCTCTTTGTAATCCTCAGCAGAAACAGACGTTACTCTGTTGCCAAGGGCGAATGTATTTCCAATAATGGAGTCCCTGATCTTATAGCTCTCAGCTCCGTTCCCAAACGTATAGCAGTTGTAGAAACTAGTCTCTACTATGGCAGGCTGGCTAGTAAGGAAGTCTTGACTCTGAAGGTTTCCACTATGCTGTCCAATAGCATCTATGCTAAACGATTGGTCAGACTCGTAGAAAATATCCGGCAACGCATCCTGTGGTTCCGTTTCAAATATCAAAGTTTTGTCTGCTCTATATACAGTAAACCTAACCTTTACTTTAGATACTCTTCTATCGTTATTTCCGCACGCTCTTGTTCCTGTAACCAACAAGAACAGTGCGTTTGTGGGTCCGTCCCTATAAAATCTAAAGTAATTAGTGCATAAATCAGTCGGTATGTCAAATAGAGACGAAGCAAGAGTTGGTATGTACGTGTTAGTTACAGGGCAACCACCACCACCTATGTCTGGAGCGCCATCATTTAATATAGCATTAGTAATTGATTGATCCCACCAGTCATTCATATTAGCATAATCGGCAGATGACACGAAGTTTTTATTCAGTACATACTTTCTTTTTTCGCAATTTCTATCTCCATCTCCAGGACCCTTTCTTGACCACTCCATCTCCATAACTATACGACTACCAGCCGGAACGTCATAGTCAATCCACGTTCCAGGGATAGATGTATCTGGTATGTTCATAGGATATTTAGCTATCGGGAAACTCTCATCTGCTGCAGTAGCTGACCTAGGTCCTTGATCTATTATAGCTAAGTCATCCTGAACAGTTGAGAAGTTGTTGGCATTTATCTTCATATAAACACCCTGCGGTGAGGGAATGCCAGAACCAAGAAAATCTTGTACTTGAGCTTTCTTTTCTAGTACTGTAGCATAATTGCAATTAGTAGTTGGTCCATCAGCATCAGTTTTTACTATCAATCGATCCCCAGCCTCAACCTTTCTAGAGTTCTCCCCGTCAATAAGGAAGTACGTATCATTTGTCAATGGGTCCTTTATAAAGATGCTGCTATAAATTGTCTCATAATTTTCACGATCGGGCTTTATAACAAACTTGTACCTAGTTGCCCAGTAAGGAGCGACCTGACTAACCGGTATAGTTACATTGATATAGTTTCTTGAAGATGAGTATCCACAAGGAACAAACACCGTGTTATTCGGACTAACAAGAGCGGTTGATGATCTCTTGAAGTCATCCATATAGACTATACCAATCTCATAGCCCCTATTACTATGAAGACTTCTAGGACTAGCTATGTTCTGATGGAACGCTTCTATCTCCGACACCTCGTAGTACTCGTACACGCTTTGTGTAGGTGTAGTCGTATCGTCTACGTACCTCATAGCCGGTAGCTGAATCTTTATCTGAGTACTAGCTGGTGTGGCAATGATAGCCATTGGCTCCTGAGCAGCAGAGATCCCACTTGAGAACTTTGTAAGCGTATCTAAGTTGTTAGGTATAGCACAGTTCAGCACGTCAGTGAATGTAACACCATCACAAGATGTTGGATCACCAATGATTGGCGAATACACCGGCTCTATATTGAACAGTGTTCCAACTGCATTCTGAAACTCAACGCTAGAAGCCATCTCATAAACCGAGTTGTAAGCAACCGGAAGTGTAAACAAAAAGGTTATGCTTATATCATCGGTAACCTCCGATGGAAACGGCAGGTCCCCTTGAAATGAATTGTGTCTAAACGTAAAGTCAATGCTTAGTGCTGACCCTTCTTGCAAATCAATGCCAGCGAGATCAACAGTCATAACGGATCCTGCTACAGAAGTTATTGCGCCAAACGTGTAGTTCCCACTCTCTGTAGACGCAGGAACCTCGGTTAACCCAACCTCCTCAGTCATAAGCTCCGCTATAAATGTTAACGAAAGCGCTATGCCATTTATATCAACAAGGTTATACCCTTCAATGTAGTTCGAGTACATAAGTCTATTGCCCATAATAGTCTGGGCTTTAGCCTTTCTAGGTACGTTGTCGTACAAGCGGAGGATTTCAGACTCCGGAAGAATGGTGAATATCTTGCTGTTGGTGAACTGATAAACATAATCCGTATTATCAAGAAGCCCAAGATCCTGTTTGTTCAACTTCTCTATCACCTTGATGATGTTGCTGTTTGCTTCCTTGAATAGCAAGTCCACTCCAATAACCAATGGACCGCCAGAGTTGTAGGTAACCTTAACTGAATTGCAAGAGTTAACCATACCTTCGTTCAAGAAGCTGTTCTCACTGAACTCAAAGAAGTTTGGAACAAACGCAGGGATTGAAAACTGAGATACTGCAGAGTACTGATTGTCTGCGTATCGATATCTGTAAGCAAAGCAAATATATCTTTCCTCTAGGAAGTTCTCCTGCCCACCAACAATAAATGGCTGAATGAACGGAGACTCCAATGGCGGCTTTTTTATAACAAGAAGTGATTCCCTTGTGATCTGATCAATGAATGATACCGGCAATGGATATGATGTCCTTACGTTAATCATTCTAGGATCCTCGTACTTATCCGTAAAGAACAACATATCGTCTACTAGACTTATTCCCGTGAATAGGTACTGCGGATTGAAGTTCAGCGTGGTGTTCTGACCACCGCCATCGTCTGTGCTGACAACGTGATAAGTCAATACCCCTGCAAGCTCGTTGAACGAGACGATCATATCTAGCTTTCCCGTAGGAGAAGATGTGAACGCTGGGTCATTGACAAGCCAATAGATTGTTTCGTTAGCTCCGTCCTGAAGTGTACCGATAGCCTTAGCCATATTGCTTAGAGGCTCTCCGGTTGGAGGATACACCAACGTGGTCAACTGCGTATTACCCTTTGCGTTTTCTATGACACCGATCTCAGCGTTCTCTGTAGAACCCATACGGATATTCAACGCATCAATGTATTCGCCATTTGGAACAAGTCGCTCATCGACAACCTTGTTCATTTTACCGGCAACAAAGTTTCTAGTAATATTCGCCATAGTTATTTTATCATCTTATCCATACCACGGAGATTCATAAGCAATCGCCCAGGATGAATGTTACTTATTCTGATCTTAGAATTTCTGAGTAGTGCGCTCTTTTCCTTTCTAGCTCTAGAGACAATGTACTCTTGAACACCAAGCTTTGAACTTAGAAGCTCATAGTGAATGTATGCATACACGTACTTCTCAAATAACTTATTGACAGTTATCACCGTATTGTCACCGCCCTCCATTCCATCGGACACGTACTCAAGTATACAGATTTGACCAGCCATATCCGAGCTGAAGTCAATAACGCCTGCCTTGTTGTTTACCTTGAAGGTAGGATTAAAGTTTGCTGTCTCGGTGTTCAGACCGAATCGCGCCCCTATAGCAAAGTCAAAGAACCAGTCTCCATCAACAAGGTATCCATCCATCCCGTCAAACTGACTGCCTGAATTTAGATAGATGCTCTTCTTTGTACCCTTGATTCTTTCGTAGTCAATATTCGAGAACTGAGGCTCAAGTATATTTCCATTGATATCAAATAGGATGTTACCGGTATTATCCTGCAAGTAAGCGCTAGACGATATCGCCTGGATGTTCTCACTAAGCGGTCTCAAGTACCCGTCCTTGTAAAGAGATATACGTACCCAATTGACGTAGTCAGATGGTAGAACAAACTTCAACGTGTCGGTTACATTTAGCTCAAGAACCTTTACTTCCTTGAAGGCATCGTAGTTCAATTCTTGAATAGCACGCTTTGCGTGAAATAGAACCTTGTACCTTTCTTCGTTGTTGATGAGCGAATGATTACCATTGTACATCAACATAAAGTTATTGACTATGTCAAACAAACTAACGTACTGATACGATCCCCAGTTTTGATTCTCGGGTGTGTTTCCGTTATTTGTATAGTATTGAAATTGAGATATGTAAGCCATTATTCATTATTGAGCTTTCTGTTGTTGTTCTTCTGCTTTTGCAAACTGCACCACCTCAGCCTCTCTTATCGATACGCCTGCGTACTGAAGTATCTTTGTGACTAGCCTGATCTCTTCTTCTATTGGAAGTTCGAAGTCCTTATAGTCTGGTTGTGATTGGTCAAACGAAGGCTCTCCATTTAGAAGAGTAACGTAGGTCCACTTAGGATCAAGTGGGTATCTAAAGTAAACGCACTTCACTTCGTTAGCGCCATTGAACGTATCCGGATACACCTTAACTGTTAGTCCCTGTTGGGTATATGCAGGAAATGTTTCTGACGGGCTAGTGAGATTTGATGTAAGAAGTGATGTAATCTTCGAGTGGTTTACTTTCTCTGCCTCCCCCTTGAATGTAGACACAAGTCCTTGTACATCGTAGCACAGTATCTTGTTAACCATAAAGTACTCATCGCCAGTTGTAACAAGCGATGGTAAGAAGTACTCGTTTGTAGATGGAGCCACCTGCGTTAACACGGTCTCAGGCATAAGGAATACTTCCATAGCCTCTTCCATCGTCTGCTTCAAATCAGCGTATCCAGTGCCTGACATCCTAGCATTCTCCTTGGCTATCTGCATATTGTAGTTAGAAAAGTAGTTCTCGAATATTTCCATTTGAGCTTGCTTCGCGTACAGGTTAAAGTCGGATGGAGAAATGTATCCGTAATTATTCTTATTCAGAATAGAAAGCACAGTATTCCTTACTGAATTTATCATCTCTTCTTTTTTACAAAGATAGAAAAAAGAAAGGGATGTGACTGATTAAGCCACACCCCTATCTTGTAATTCAAAAACACAATGATACAATTATGATTCAGAGTAGCTCTCAAGCATCTTTAATGCATCGAGACCCTCGTCAGATTTCAAGTAATTAGATACCATATCGTATGGATCTTCACCGTATGGTACGGATAACATCTTCTTTTTGTTTGAGTCAGTGCTGAACCAAACCTCTTTCTTTCCATTTCTAAATGTCAATAGTTTCTGTGTAAAGAAGTTTCTGACATTGGACTGGAGCTTTAGTGACGGATCGTTTACAGCATTGATGAATCCTCTTGGATTTCGCTTTGCAAAAATAAGAACGTCACGCTTTAATTCAGATGATGTAGTTGTTGACGGATCCTTTCCGAATAGTACACGCGATACATTCTCAAGCTGATCTAGAGAAAGCTCTCTAGCAAGAACTAATGCATCCACCTCTACATTGATAGAGTCAAGTATACTTGCAGCATCCTGTTCAGGATTAACTTCTACAAATGCCTTTCCATTCAGAGGGTGATAGTACAAAAATTCGTGTAGAACGGGATTGTTTTTTGGAACACGGAGGAATCCGCTTTCAAAAATAATCGGTTCAACGATTGCGTTTCCGTCCTGCTCGTCTTCAAATGCAGACTTTTGGTTTACTGCATAGCGCAGTGGACGGTTTATGTTTTGATCCTCATCATACCACAGTAGTGGATATCGACGAGAGTTTCTTGTTGGCAGCATAAAAGATAACGGTGCTGCATTGCGAGTGAGTTTGTACACTCGGTCCTTTGCTTCTTTCTTATTGTATTTCATTTGATTGGATTATAAAGAAGGGCAGTACCCCGAAAGATACTGCCCATCGATTTTCTATTACTTCGTAATCACGAGGATTAGTTTTGGAACAAGAAGAAGTTGTTCGCGCCAAGTGTGCATACGCAACGCTCAGACAAGAAGTTAACCTCCATTGCATCAAGGTCGCTGTTGTTTGCGCCACCTGCAGAACCTGTGATCCAAGTCTTGTAACGACGATCTTCTGTTTCAGAAGCACGGTAACGAACGTGCAAGAATGGACGCTTCGCGTTCTTTCCTAGGATCTGATCGTAAACAGTTGTAGAACCAGCAGGAACTAGCAAACCATTTACACGACCTGTGAAGGAAGGAAGACCACCACGCATTGTTGGATCGTTCAAGTACTTCCAGTCAGACTTGTAGAAGTCATAACCACGACGGAAACCTGAGAAGCCAAGGTTCAATGCCATCTGAACATCGTTGTCAAACAAACCGAATGATGCAGCACCTGCAGCAGATGATCCGTTGAAACCGTTCAGTGTAGCAAGCATATCATCGATATCGAAACCGAAGTCACGATTAACGAAGATTACGTTCTCTTCAATCGCACCCTGCTTGTCAAGACGTGAAATCACGCTATCGAAGTCAGCAAGTGTAGTTGGGTTACCACCGCCCCACACGTTACCACGATCTTCAACAACGTAGAAGATACCTTCAGAACCCTTGTTACCAGCGTCAGTGTAAGTTGTTTGGTTAACAACACCTGAACCAGACTCAGCAGGCACAGCCTCAATCATTGAAGTCTCAAGGTAATCCTCGAAACGAAGACGAGTCTCGTGTTCTGACTTCAAGTACCACAAGTAGCCGGTTGCACCGTTCTCTGTAGTAACTTCAACCCAGCCAATCTGAGCCATATCAGATCCGCTAACAGCGTACTTGTCTTTGATGATGATTGGAGAGTTGTCGAAGAAATCATCTTCAGCCTCCAATGAACCTTGCATTCCGTTTGTTCCTTTTCTGAACTCAGAACCGTAAATGAATACAGTAAGAGTAGCAGCAGCTCCAAACACTTGACCACCTGCTTCGTAGTAAGCAACGTCAAATGTGTTCGCAGTTGTATCAACATCGATAACGATACCTTTGTTGTAACCTGTTCCTGCGTTGTCAGTGATCATAACTGTTTGACCCTTACGGATAGCGATGGCTGTAACGCCCGTGTCGCTTACTGTAATTGTCGCAGTGTCTGCTGCAGCAGCAGCGCCTGATGCGCAATCAGTGTACTTCGTGTGCAAACGACCTTGCTCTGCCCATTTGATAAGGTCAGATGTTGAAGGCATCTCTGCTCCAACCATACGAAGGAATGATGCTACGGTACGATTACCATAACGCTCAAACTCCTTCTCGAAAGTATCAGGAAGATACTGGTTCAAGAAGTCGAAATTTGTAATGTAGTTGGTTGACAACGCTACCTGCTCTGCGTTAGGCTGTAGGTTGTAACCTGGAGGGGTTAGGACTGATCCTGGCATTTTTTCTAAGTTTTATTTTTTATATTTTTTTTATGCTTTTGATCTTGAGACCACGACCTGAGTCATTGTCTACCGATCGGATTTGCATTCCCCCTTTATTCATAGCCTCTGGACTTCTACGCTCGGACATATTTACATTCTTCATCCGCTTGTCGAGATCGTCAACGCTATCAGCCATACCTTGTTCATAAAAGAACTTGGCAAACTTTTCAGGGTTCATTGCTATTGCCAAAGACTTATGGTAACCTACAGCATCCTTAATCATCCCGTTCTCATCCAAGTACTTATTGATAAAGTTAAATGGGTTTGATTGCGACTTCTTTAATTCAGCAGCATCGGCAGGTGTAAAATTGAACTTCTTATTGTTTAGGTCAAACTCAAAACCTTTGAACTCTGTACTAAACAACTCTTCAGTCTTCTTTGTAAACCACTCGCTCTTACGCTTGTTTTCGGTATCAATGTCTTTTGACGTTGAAATGTATTGCTTGTAAGCCTTGAAGTCTTCTTCTTCCTCCGGAGCAAGACCTGATTGACTTGACTCAAGTCGTGTGGTGTACTTACTCTTTTGATCTTCGAAAAACTTCTTAGCTTCTGCAATAGCTTTTTTCTTCACTAGTTTTTTCTTCTTCATCTCAGACTCTGTGTCTAGATCTTCGTCATAGCTGTACTCTTCCATAAGCACATCTACATCGTCATCATCTAAACCATCCTGAGTTGATTGGATATAACTCTTCAATAAAGAGTCCTCGTCCATTTTATCGTAGTCCTTATTCAACTTGATATAGTCCTCGATTCCACGACCAGTCTCTTTTTTATATTTCAAGAAAGATGCAACGTCTTCGGGAAGTGGACCTTCCTCTTCCTTTGTAGCCATCAGATCATCTAGTGAACTGATTTGCTTGTTGTATCTTTTTCCAATAAATGAAAGAACGTCTTCGTCCTTTAGTTCTACCTCAGCAGGAGGATCAGCAGGAGGATCTTGGTTTTGATTACCATCATTACCTTCATTACCCTCATTGCTCTTGTTGCCTTCAATGCTCTGTTGGTGCTTATCTAGCAACTCCTTCTCAATCTGTTGAGATCCTTTCTCTTCGATAGAACCTAGGTCTTTTACTTTAATTTCCATTTGATTTGATTTATGCAAAGTTATAACAAAATTCTTAATTGCTATCTAGGCTCAAATTCAGCTAGGTCAAACCCGTCCAAAGTATCTTCATTGGACTCGAATGATAGCGGAGGAAGATTGTTCTTCCTTTGGTTTATGAGCTTTGATTGTTGAGTATTCTGTTTGTCGATTCTCTTTTCCTTTCCCTTCTCCTTGACATCCTCCCTCTTGTTGAGCATCTCTTCCTTCATTCCGTTCAACTGAAGGTTGAAGTCAAACTCTCTCTGCATAAGCATTAGTTTGAACTCAGCTTCCTTCTCCATCTTCTGAACATTAAAACTGATTTCAGCCTGCTTGATCTTTATCTTAGAGTTGGTCTCGGCATCAATCTTCATCATAGCAACTTGACTTGCAAGCTCCTGCGACTTGATGTTCTGCTCAGAAATAATAGCCTGCTTCTGCATAGCCATCTTCTCTTCCCTCTCAAGTTTCTTAGTTCGCTTCAACTTCAGTAGCTGATTAGCAAGCTTAATGTTCTTGATCTCTCTGATATCGATAGCGTCCTCTAGGTTGATGTCGTTTCTCGACAATGCCATTTGGACGTTCTGCTCAAGCTTCGCCTTTTGTTCTTCGTCAGGAGATATCTCTATGAAGATTCCGAAGTCGTAGATGTACAGGTCTCTAATCTCGGAGAGAAGGGACACGTTGTACTTTCCTATTCTGTTTATGAATCCATCCTTGAAGTCAGCGTACTGAATAATGTCCGATACCCTATAGGTTACAGCCTCAGCTATTCCCTTGAATATTGATAGACCGCCCTCAAGTATGTGTCTCGTTGCGGTATTTGAATTTAGAGCGGCAAGCTTTTGTAATCCTACTAGTGAGTTAGGGTCAGGATCAGATCCATCTCTAGCCTCATTCAAGCCGGTTACACTTCTTACCATATCTAGGTAGTGATTGTAGTTGGCAATCAGCATCTGTGTCTTACTCGCTCCGGATGACGATGTGAGCTGGGTTATTGGAACCCTTGCATTGTTAAAGTCACCGTCTTGCGTGTAGCTTCTTCCTATCACACTACCCGTTTGGAAGTAAAGTCTCAGTGCGTCCTCTGGGTTGTAAGCATTTCCTGTTCCTAGGTCTACTTCATTAAGACCATCAGCATCAATGAATACTCCATCAGGAACTGTTCTAGCTATTACTTGCTGTAGCTTTAGGTGGGTGATTTGAATAAGGTCCGCAAATGGAATCATTCTTCTAACCAACGACTCGATAACTCCCTTGTACATTCTAGGTGCTACAGCTACGTAGTTGGGTATAGCGTGTTGACTTGCTGATTTAGGTCTAACCATATTCTCAGACATCTCCCACTTCAATATGATATTGGTTCCCATAACCATAACGCCCTCGTACCACACATCAATAGTCTTCTCGATCTTCTCGAAATTTCCCTCCTCCATCATTTCGTTTGGAGGATTAAACGTATCGTCCTTAGGTATTACTCTAGCTCCACCACCCTCTAGGTTCTTCTTCTTATACACAACCTTAGTAGTTGTCTTGTAGTTGTAGTAAAGCAGTGTGCAAGTGTCTCTGTGAAATATGCTGTTCTCGTAGAACTGCGCTACATTGTAGTAGTCGTACCAGCTCTGACTGTATTTCGCTATCTCTTCTAGCTGCTCCTTTGTAAGCGACTGATCAATCTTGTAAAGCTCCGTGATTGGAAGCGTCTTGATCTCTCCCCAATAGAAGCAGTCTCTGAAGTATGGGTCCTCAGTGTAGCTGTACACTATGTTCGCAGGATCTACATAAGATATTTGTATCCCTGCCCCTGGTAAGAACTCGTGCTTGGCTACACCAATTCCAATTACGGTTTGATCGTAGTCAATTCTCTTTCTAGTGTCTTGAAAATTATTCTCATCAAGCACAGTATTTATAGCTTCTTCCTCAGCAATCTCAATAGCAGGCTTGTACTTAAGCTGCATATAAAGCTGAAGCTCTTCGTCGTTCTCAGGTAGGTCGGCAGGGTTAGTAACGAATGGGTCAATGCCAGTTGCTGCTTGCACCTTCTCAAGGATCGGTCTAGCTACCATCTGCCCCTTTAGAGACTCCTGGTATTTGTTTCGATTCTCCTGAGACAATGCATCTTGCGCATAAGCCTTTGCAGAAAACAGTCGGTCTGACATTCCATTAACGACAATGTCAACAAACTTTGGGATAATAGGAACGGGTGTCCAGTCTAGATTTAGATAGGACAAGTCACCGTCTATGGCTAGTTCATTCTTGTACTTGCCGGTAGACTGTTCACCTCGAGCGTACAGTCTTAGTCTATGAAAGTCTCTCCATTGATTGTAGTATCTACATTGGTTTCCGTCCTTTCTAAACCACTCGTACTGAATCGCTTGACCAATTTGAAGACCGAACTCTGGCGTTTTCTTTTCAGAGTCAGAAACAAATTGAGAAGGGAATGCTGTAGACGATATATTTACTTTGACATCTTTCATCTAATTCTTTGGCTTGATGTTCCACTATTACTATATGTCGCAAATTTAACGCTTATTTTTGATTGTTGCTTCTCAGGCACATAGAGATGTTTCTGATTAGCCATTATAACTAATCCCGAACTGATAGATGCGTCAAATTTTGTTCGATCATTAATGTTGAACTTAGCCCAATCCTCTAGCGTTCTAATGAACGGCATACTTCCTACAACGTCAGGAGCGCGATGCATTCCTGTCTCGTCATATCCAACGTGCTTTATGATATAGCTCTCGATTGCTGAGGCGTGAGACTGCTTAACGTCCTCCGATGTATTCGGGATACCGCCTAGTTCTTTCTCAGTAGCAGTAAGTTTAGCGTACACCTTATCGGGTCTGTTCATAGAGAACCCTCTATAGCCTCTGTTCTTAAAGTGGTACAGTAGCCTTGGCTTATTGTTCTCCGCAAGTATCGGCATCCCATAAAACACACAAGCCATAAGCACGTCCTCAAAGAATATCTCAGCGGTCTGTGGTCTAGCAATGTACTCAAGAAAAAACTCGTTTACCGGAGCCTCGTCCATATGGTACTTAGTCATTCCGTGTAGGGATCCGTTCGACCCCCTTCCACCAACAACAGCGGAGATATCATATGGGTCACATCCGAATGACCCAATGTGTTCGTTGCCTGGTAATTTTCTACCATTAGCATTTATAACTCTATTCTGTAATTGAGCAGGCGGCAACCAGCTGACTAGGAACCTACCCCTTTTGTCGGGAGTAAAGATAACCTTGGTATCCTTGATTCCGTCCTTCCAACTAAATGATCCTCTTGTCAGGTAATGCTCTTGAATCATAGCGTCATTGTAGTCTATCTGCTGATAGATCTTGGTCAGATCAAACAAGGACTCCTTGCTCTCATCCCTAAATGCGTGTGATGTAGTCCTAGGGAACTGTCTGTAAAATTCATTGAGCGCATCAGGATCACTCTTTAACGAATCAACCTCGTTCTCCCAATAGTCTATAGCGCCATTGGAGATCATTGCTCCATCTATTCCTTTGATTGGTTGAGCAGGCTTTCTGAATACGGGATGCCCATAGACATCAATGAATCCTTCTAGGTTCCACTCCATAGGAATGAATAGTCCGTACATTCCACTCTTGGTCTGACCATTTGCGTTTCGCTTGGTTGGATCAGAGTCCTCGAATAGTTTTTTGAAGTTGTCACCACCCTTGTTCAGTGCGTTCGATGTTGAACCCATCATACACTTTCCAATGATCTTGCTACCAAGTCTTAAGCAGGTCTTGGTAACTCGCCAGTTGTTCAAGATGTTCACGGGCTTAACCCACTTACCACTCTCATCGTGGATAAGTAGAATTAGTTTTTCACCATCGTACGAGTTGTCCTCGGTGTTCTTCCAGTCAATGGTAGTATTCAATCCCTCGATATCGTTTGATGATATCGTTGTCATATTCTTCTTGGTGATCTTTGAGGCAGGCATCCTATAGGCAAGCTCTGTCTTAGGCTTGTCCATACCGTCCATTATCGGCTTAAAGAAGAATGGGTACTTGCTATTGATAGGAACAACCTTGTCGGTAAACATCTTCTTAGCATCAGGTCCCGTCTTCGATAGTATGCCGATCCTTGAGTCCTTGGATATTGTTCCGGTATTCACGCCCTCTGCCGAAGCCATAAAGGAAAATCCTGAACGTCTTATCTTCAGGTAGTCTATTCCAAATGACCTAGGGTCTGCCTTGCAAGCTTCCCAAAAAATCCAAAAGATTCTGTTTGCTTCACGAAAGTCTGGGTATCCAATGTCTATACTTGACCACTGTAGATACATATAGTGGCTACCACTGATGTAAGTCTTTTCTCCATTGTTCATAAAGAACATTCCTTCTTCCCTTCGTCTGAACTCCTCCTCAATGTAATCGATCCACTTCTCCTTAAACGGAATTGGCATATCGTTCCATTGAAATATAGATTGGATCTTGGCAAGTTCTGACGGGCATTCCTTTCTTTCCCAATGCTGATCAGGCTTCTTTGCGCTTCTCGACATTACTTTTGTTGGGGCAGGAGGAAGTGCAATCTTTAGTCCTTCGATTTCGTAGATGTCACCTATCTGACCGGTCTTAGATATTATGACAAGGTCGTGCGCCTCGCTATACCCATAGTACCAAGTTTTATTCGAGTTCTTTTTTAATAGCGTCTTGTTATCAACGTAGTCTACTAGAACCCTGTACAGGCTTTCTTGAGTTTCTTTCCGCAAATCCTTGTGTATTGTCCACCTTGCTTGCGCCCGTGGATGATTGACTTATTCTAATTGACTCCTCTTCCTGTTCGATCTTGGATAGTATTTCAAACGCATCGAAGATGGCTATCTTCTTTGTCATTGCTACATTCTTTAGCTTATCAGCTGTAACCCCACCATCATCATCATCAGCTTGAACTCCTCCCAAGGATACCTTGTCCTCGGCAATCTTTACAAGTTCGTCGATAGCCTTCTTACCAGCCTCTATGATCCTTCTCTTTGTATCTATGTTGTAGCTCATAGCACCATCGTTATTTGATGATCAAACATTCGGTACATCTTCTTGCCATCGACAATAAAAGTGTACTCGCTTTCGGGTTTGAAGCAAACAATAGATCCGCTGGCAACGCCCTGAGACTCTAGGTATGGGTTTGAATAAACCATACGCCCCATCAATGGCTCCTCGGTTGTCATCTTCTTTATGTAGGAATCCCTTGCCTCGATTGGCTCAACAAAACAGTACCTATCGTAAGCGTTCCATCCGTTGTCATTGAAGTACATAAAGAACTGGTCCTGTTCAATAAAGAATAGGTCATCCCGAAAGAAGGACTTGCCGCTTCGCTGCCTTCCCTTCATATCGTTGTAGTACTTAAAGGTATTGTGATGTACAAGAAGAATGTCCCCTTGCTTTATGGGACCGGTATAGCCGATTGGAAGAGCCTCAACAACAGCTAGTCTATTTGAAAACCTATGATCTTCCTCTGATGTGCTGGTGATGAACTCGATCCCACCGACATCCTTAGTGTTGTTGTACCTCTTTCCATCCATTGGCTTTGCAATGAAATAGAATGGAGACTTCATTAAAATTCGATATTATATTCAATTGAAATTGGAACTCTATTGGTAAACTCTTTCCACAGAGCAACCTCTTGCTTTTCATTCATAGCATAGATCCTATAGGATTCCTTCTGCTCGTTATAATTTATCTCGTGGATCTCATTAGAATCACCAATTATCTTCTGACCAACAACGTAGTGCATTGCGTTCTTGTAGTCAGAACCTATTGATATTTTCCTTATGTGAGCCAATCTTTATTAGACCTTATTTACTGTAACTATAACACTTGGTGTAGCAGGAGAGGGACCGCTTGCCGCATCGTGTACTAGAGATATGTTAGTTGACGTAGCCGCAAACATAAGATGAATAAAGTCTCCTGCGTTGACATCTATAAAGTAATTCCAAGCAGCCATCGCGTGATTAGTACCACCTTGAAGTTCTACTTTTCCATTGGTATCCGGAACATTATCCGCAAGTATAAGCCCGTTCTTTCTTAGCCAAAAGCTTGCAGTTTGAGATGAGCCTGCTGCGTTTTCTAATTGAGCTGAGAACACTACATTATAAACGCCTGCGTGAGCAAACGTAATTCTAGTCAGATTAGCCCCATCACTAGTGATTGACACTCCATTAGTTGCAGCCACATCTGTAGAGCCAAGTATAATGGCTTTCGCTGTATTTGGTGCTGTGAGAGTTTGGTCTACAAGACTGTAGAACGAACCTCTGTACGAAGTGAACGCAGCTTCAGCATCTTCCCAAAGTACATTTCCTCCAGTAGCTGTAAGGACTTGACCTGGAGTTCCTATTGAAGTGTTGCCATCTGTAATAGTTCCTAGAAGTTTAATATCGGTATTAGAAACTATGTTATCTACAGTTATAGTTCCTGTAAGATTAATATCTTCAATAGCCGTATTGTTTGCGTCAAGAATATTTTGAAGACCAAGGCTAGTCCATTTAACTGTATTAGATGCTGTAGCTGTAAGGACTTGACCAAGCGTTCCATTATTTCCTAAAACATCTTTTAAATAAGATGTCAACTGAATACCTTGAGTAGCAATATTTCCTTGCCCAAGAACATAATCAAGGTCAACAGTAGTCCAAAGTGTTGTAAGAGTACCACCGGTGGTAACTAAGAGTTGACCGTTTGTTCCGGCAAATCCGGTGGAGTCATAAAGAGCAGCCTGTACCCATAAATTTTGAGTAGATATTTGACCGACTAAAGTCAGGTCCTGTGTAGCTGAATTGTTTGCATCAAGAATCTCTTGAATACCGATAGTGGTCCATTCGGTTGCTGATGCAGTAGACATTAGCAGCTGTCCGTTTGTTCCGTAAGAACTAGCAGAATCCTCAAGAGTTCCACCTACAATAAGAGCTTGAGTTGCCTCAACGGTAGGTGCGCTTAAAGATGCTGAACCTGTAAGGGTTATGCTATAAACTGAAGAGTTTCCTTGTTGAAGAACGGCAGTAAGGTCAATAGTATTCCATCGTGTATCTGTACCTGTGGAGGTTAGTGCTTGACCATACAGTCCAACAGAAGCTGCTCCATCTACAAACCTTCCGGTTAAAACTATCTTTCCAAAACTTGCGTTTGGAGAAGTGATTATGTTTGCACCACCTAAGATAGTAATGTCACCCGTTAGACTAATGTCTTGAGTCGCTGAGTTGCCAGCATCAAGAACCTCTTGAAGTGTATTAGCAGGCGCTAATGACTGAATAAATGCAGCGATGCTTCCAAGTGTGTAGTTCTTGGTAGCGTTCATATTATCAGCGTCCGTTCCTATTAGAAGGTCTGATGCTGATAGCGTTGCGTCTATCGGGTAGGTACTAATCTTAGCCATTTTCTTTTTTCTCGGTTATTTCGCCAGTCTGAATGTTGATAACAGAATTCATTCCGTACTTACCAATCAGAGCTTGCTCGTTTTTTGCAAAGTCTACTTTAAGATCATCAATCTCTTTAAGCAGCGACTGCTTCTTGAGTTCAAGATCGCCAAGCGCCATCTTAGAGTTGATGAATGTTGTGTTCATAGCTTGAAGCATACTTAGTTCTTCAGCTGTAACCTTCTTTTTGTCTGATACAATTTCCATTTTATTTGATTTTTGATTTAACAAAGATAGTATATTATTATTGATTGCGCTTTACTGCGCTTCCAAAGTAGTATCCGAAGATTGATAGGACAACACCCTCGCATATACCGATAAGATGTATCCATATCTCCTTATTCTCCTCAGGAACCTGTATGTACACGATAACATAGATGATAAATAGGAATGTTCCTAGCCCGATAACACCGGTTAGGTTGAACAGGAAGTCAAAGCTTCTAGTTTTGGAGACTTCAATCTCTCTGTTCCTAGCCGATTCACGATCAGCAACCTCTAACGCATACAATTCCTTCAATTGCTCGTGAGCATACTTCTTATCATCGGAAGACATCGTTGATTTGTCAATTAAGTTCTTGACAATTCCAAGAACCCCATCGTCGGGTAGTAAATCCCCTACCGTTTCCAGGATTGCAGGTGACTTTTGCTTGAGCCACACCCCAACCTTGGTGTCCCTAAACTTTTTTCTCTCTTCCATTGCTATTTAATTTCAAAGTGCATCCAATCCATATCCTTTTCTACGCCCAAAGAAATAAATCCGTGCTTGTAGAAGATATCTATCATTGGTTTGTACTCAGGACGAGCGAATCTAGCGGTGCGCTTTGTTTCTCTCAGGGTATTTCTAGCAGGATCGAGGTCAATCGCTATACCCCAAGAGTGCATTGACCAAGATGAGCCGTTAATCTTCTTTCGGTAGTTGAAGCAACCGCCAAATAGATCAATCCCTAGCTCCTTTATCTTATCGTATCCGTAGTGAGCAAGCAAATCATTGAACACGTTGCTAAGATTATTAGCAATAAGCTCGTGACAGCGCATTTTTTCTACAGTAACATCCGTATCCCAGGCAATTCGCATAGGGTATGGGAGTGGTATTGTAGTTAGGTAACCTGATCCGGTTGGATTTGGGGTTCCGTATCGCTTTGTTGCTTGCTGAGTTGTCATATTACCTAGGCTTATTGGTCCTCAATACTCTCTCCGTTCTCATCGTCGAGCTTATTCAGTCTCTTTACGTAGTAGACTATCGCGAATACGCCAGTGATTATAGCTATTAATCCTGAAAATGCAGAAATTATAGGCTGAAGTTCCGTTGCCTTAGAGGCTAAGGCAGAAACTACAGAGGTTCCTGCTGTAGCTGCGGCAATTGAGTCTTGTAGGTCGTGCGTATTGTTCATCTTAGATAGGCGTTGTCACGTACTGCATAAGCACGTCTATGTCTGTGAATGTTATTTTGTCTATAACCATAGTCAAGTCCATAAGTATGATTCCATCTGCGGTCTCAAATAGCGCTTGGCTATCAGAGACTCCCTCATATCCAAGAGGGGGGAAGTGAACGTAATTAGAAGCAAATGTGTAGAACCTTCCGCTCTCACACAATAGCCCCGTTGATGTTTTTATTAGGTTCATAGTAGCGCAATTGTGAATCCAGTTTGAACAACTGAATCGGTTAAGCTTACATTTTGGGTGGTAAACAATATGTATTGGTTAATCCCCCAATTGATATTTGTAGTGGCAACAGTTTGATTCGTGAACGCATCGTCGGTATGAGCGGACGAGTTTGTAGGCATCGTCTCTGTACTTGTTGTAGACTTAAAAAATAATTCTCTTTTCATTTGTTGCCCTAAAAAACCAACACCAGCGGTGGTAGCTACTCCTAATTGAAGCGCTCCTGTAAGAGATGGTGTTGTATTTACATAGATGCCGATTGTGTATGTACCTCCCGTCCCTGTTTTTCTAGTACGTTGACGAATGGTTGCTGCTATATTCTTTACTCCAAATGTACCGGCAGGAATTAATTGAGAGCGCATTATTGTTAATGCACTAGTTCCCGTCACAGCAGTAGCATCAGTGGTGAGACCAACACTATAAAGTCCTGATATGTCAGCTGTCGTAAGGGTTTTCCAAAACAAATCATAATTTGAGTTGGTGTTTTTTGCAAGCACTTGACTCGCTGTTCCTCCGGTAAGCATACCTCCCTTTGCAGTACCTAATACTCCCGATAGGTTATTAAGAGTTAACGCTGTTTCTAATTGAGCGAGAGTAAGTCTTATGTTGTCATTTAGCACAGAGTCATACCCCACTATAAATCCCGTTGCGGATATAGTTGCTGCGGTAAACTGTGAGAATTTTACATTTGCCATTATTGTTCTGGTATCATTAAGTTATCACCTTGAGTAACTAGTAAGTCTATTCCATTTTCTTTTACAAGATAGATAACATCGGGTTCTGATCCGGACGGAGGTCCAGTCATAGTATTCACAATAGCTATCATTAAAGAGCTTTCCATATTACCAGAGCGCCACGATATTTGTTGCTGTAGTATTGCTCGCATTAACACCTAGGACTTGAACAGGAATAAACTGCCCTGCAGTTACCCCGTTAAGAATAATGGTATCACCGCCAACTGTTCTTACAGAAAGATTGCCTGCTCCACCAACGTAGAGAACGCATCCGTTGTTTCCGGTCTTATCGAAAACCAAGTACTTCTTACCTGATGCAGCAAATATTGCAGCGCTACAAACAAGTTGTGTTTCGCTTACAATTGATGATACAACAGCGCAAGTTCCATCGGTTGTATTGTAGATGATATCACCTACGACAACGCCTCTTGTAATGAACAATGCCGCAGTATCGATCAGGTTTAATCCACCGCCACCGGTAGATGTGTTTGTACTTTGCGATTGTTTTGTTGTTCCTGGAAATGGAACGTCAACTGTATTGCTTGTGATTACAGCTATTCCTCTTCCTGCTTGTAGCTTTTGGTATGCCATCGTTTTTATTTGTTATTGTATGGGAACAATCTGTTTAAAGTGTCCTGTCTTTCAGGGCATCCGCAAGGAACGTCAATGGCTTTCGATACAGTGTCAACAATCTTCTTGACACCCGTAGCCTTTGTAACCTTTGCGAACGTATCGCCTAGACCTCTGCTTTTACCTGATTGAATCATAATTATCTTAGAGTTTCTTTTTTCCAATCCACTTGACCCTGTCTGCCATCAGAATAAACTTTATGCCGATCTTGGTCAGAATTTTACTTATGCAAATGTACATATCTATTTCCGTATCCGTTTCATCAAACTCTTGATACTCGTCTTCCCATACCAACCCTTGACTTCTCTGCTTTCTTAGAAGCTAGTTTCGCAGGTGATATTTCAGATTTCGTTTTAGGAGTAGATGCTGAGACCTTCTTTGTCGGTCTACAGTACTCGTTCTTTCCACCGGCTCCACACGCACTTCCTGTTCGTGTGTCTACCCACTTCTCCTTCTCCCATCGCTTGAGCGATGTTCCCTCTTCGCCTTTTCTCACACTGCCCGAAGCCTTCCTGCACTTAGCAATTGCTTGTGACGCTCTTGCCGATGGGAAGACATCGTACTGTGCCTTTACTTTTTTGTAGCAAGCGTCCTTCATTTCTTTTTCTTTTTAGACACCTCGCTTACGTTCCCCTTGAGAAACTTCATAGGTCCATCTAAAGATTTCTTAGACTCGTACTTCGCTGCTTTTTTTATTATCTTCTTCATCAGTACTTTCCCTTCTTTGATTTTGGACTGCCCTGCGTATCACCGCCTGGACCTGCCCATAGTTTTTTACAGGACCAGTACGCAGCGGTCAACTTGTCGTTGGCTGTATCGCACTTGTGCCTTGCTTTAAATGACTTCCGTGCCGCTGCCGAATAGTTGTGACCATAGCCCTCAGCCCCGAAGTGAATTAGTTTTTCCTGCCCGTTAGCGCAAGCCTTAACCATCTTCTTCTTCCCTGGTCTATCCGAAGCAACGACACGGTTGCATTTCATTGTAGATTTGGTTGCCATTTAGCAAGCCTTTTTTCCACCTTTCATCATTGGCTTTTTAGAACCCTTTGCCATTGGCATAGCTTTCTTCGCGCTCTTAGCCATTGGCATAGCCATAGCTTTTTTTGAACCCATTGCTTTCATTGCTTTAGATTTTGCTGTTATTGATTACTGACCATACAATACCGATGAGCGTAACTGCAGCTCCTGAGAACTCAGCAAGTGTTGACTCGTCGATAATTCCTCGCGTAACTAGTACACCACCTAGGAATGTTAGAGTGTGTCGGATGACACCTAGGATTTGTTCTTTCTTTTCCATTTGTCTATTTGTTATTTTTTATATGATGCAGCTTTCGCTTTAAGCTTCTGCGCTTTTTCAGCTTGTCTAGCAGATTTATTGAGTTTCTGACTAGCATACGCTACAGCATTAGAAGTCCCTGCCTTGCTTGTCTCGTCATAATTCAAAGCATCTTGTGCCTTGCTCCAATTCTTCTGCGCTCTTCCCATAACTCTTTCAGCGCGATTGTTCAACCGCTCTGATTTACCCTTAGACGTATTGTCCGAAAAGTTTGCTAGGATCGAAGATGTCTTCTTAGTCTGTTGACTAGGATTAGAAGAAGTCTTCATTGAGATTCTTTCCATTTTGATTTGTTATTTTGTAACGAATTGATTTTATCGTTTGCTCTTAGGACGCGAGTACGTTCCGTCTGAGTTCTTTACTGTAAATCCTTTTGATGCCGCTCTTGCATCTTGAGATGCGCTAGAGCCTGCCTTAGCACCTGCCTTAGCACCTGCCGCAGCACCTGACACAGCCTTAGGACCTGCCTTAGCACCTGCCGCAGCACCTGCCTTAGCACCTGCCGCAGCACCTGACGCAGCCTTAGGACGCGAGTATGTTCCGTCTGAATTTTTTTGTGTAAGTCCCATCTTTGCCATTGTCGCATCGTTCTTAGCTGATTTTGCAGCGGCTTCTCTTTCATTCATTCTTGCTACAAAGTTTGTTGGGATAGAAGATGTCTTCTTTGTTTGCTGAGTTGGATTAGCAGCGGTCTTCATAGGGATTCTATTTGACTCTAGCGGCTTCCCAGTTGTTGTTTTCTTAGCCATCGATTTTTGTTTTTATTATTTAGAGTTACAAAGATATGTATTTTTGTAATAAATTAAATTCAATGGAATCATATCAATACGATTACTTAAAGTACTGGCGTGTAGTGCGCCAATTCATCAAAGTAAAGTACAAGCTAACTCAGTCGGATCTAGACATCCTGCTGTTCCTCTACTCAGAAAAGTACTTCAGCAGGGAGGACTTTGCCGGATACAACACCCTAATGGGATGGGACCCAAACAGATTCAACAGGCTGCTCAAGGACGGATGGATCGTTGTCTTCAGGAACCGCAACAGCCACACCAGGGCAATCTATGAGACAAGCTACAAGACCAAAGCAGCTATACGGTCCCTCTATAAAAAACTAAACGGGGAAGAAATCCCCGTCAGTCCAAGTAATAACCCAATGTTCTTAAAGCGTGTTCCCTACACCGACAAGGTGTTTAGACACTACATCAAGGGAATGAATGCCGAGCTTAGAAAGATCCGTCAGAAAAACTCTGAGGACAAGGCTAGGCAGGACGAGCTAGAGGACTAGCACCACGTCACGCTCCTTGATGATTGTCATCTGCTCACCATCGATCAGCATAGTAAACGACTGCGCCTTCTCGTAGTAGATCTCCTCGCCCTCCTTGATGAAGGGAACCTCTGTGCCTGGGCTAACCACCACACCACGCTTGTAGCGCATTTGGTTGGAGTCCTCGGCTGAGAGCAGTAGTCCCGATGCTGTTGTGATCTCTTCGTCAACGACTCTGATCACTATATTTTTTCCAATTGCTTTCATCTTGATTACAGATTTGTTGTCTCGTACGATCTAGCCATTGTCACGATCGCGTTTGTGGACAGGATAGTTACGGCTACGCTAACTGCGTTTTGAATCGCGCTACGTGTAACCTTCAACGGGTCAATGATCCCCATCTGAATTAGGTCACCCATCTCTCCGGTCTTCACGTTCATCCCGTGTCGTGGCTTATCTCCTAGATAGGGATAGACCGTATCGAAGTCATACCCCGAGTTTTCAAGGATCTGTCTACACGGCTCGAGTACCGCATTGAGGACAATTGTCTTGGCAGCAGCCATCTCCTTGCTATCAGTATCTTTGATCGGTATCAACAGCTCAGTGTTAACAAGTGCCTTGCCACCGCCTGGAAGGATCCCCTCCTCGATAGCGGAACGCACCGCACACACCGCATCGTCAATCCTATCGTATAGCTCCTTATGCTCAAGGTCTGTGTTACCACCAACGTAGATCACTCCGATCCCTCCCGTCAGGGAGGCGATTCGCTCAAGCAAAAAGTCCTTGTCGCTTTTCTTCTTTGCGTTCGCATAAGCCGCACGTATCTGCTCAACTCGCTCCTTGATCTCGTCCTCCTTGCTCTTCAGCTCGGACTTGATGACAACCGTCTCCGATTTCCCAACGATGATCTTTGCAGCGTGACCTAGGTCCGAGAAGTTAATGATGCTCAAGTCATCACCGGTCTTCTCCGAGAAGTACGTTGCCCCAACGCTCACCGCGATGTCGTGCATCAGCTCGTGCTGGCGATAGCCAAAGGATGGCGGTTGGATGACGCAGATCTTAATTTTATTTTTCACCACGTTAGCAGCCAAGGTGTTCAACACGTTCGCACCACACGGAGCGATGATGAGTAGCTTCTTCCCCTCCTGAATGATTGGCTTGAGTATGCTCTCGATCTGCAGGACGTTATGTATCTCGGCATCCGATACCAACACGAACACGTCCTCAAACACACACTCGTCCTTCTTCTGGTCGTTGATAAACATCGGTGACGAATAGCCACGCCCAACCTTAACTCCCGTTGTGGTCTCAGCGTACGTATCGTCGTTCTGAGATCGCTCTATAGTGACAACACCGTTACGTCCCACCTCGCGGTACACGTCCGAGATTATCTTACCAATCGACTTGTCATTGTTCGCAGAGATTGTAGCCACGTCAAGCAGCGTCTTGTTGCTGACCTTGATCGATTGCTTCTTGAGATTGTCCACCACTAAGCCCGTCACCTCCACCATATCTCTCAGCACCTGCGTTCTGTTCAATCCATTACTAATCCACTTCGCCCCGTTTGTAACAAGAGCCTCCGTCAAGACAATCGCAGTCGTTGTACCATCACCGGCATTAGTAGCCGTTCGGTCCGCAGCCTCCTTCATAATCTTAACCGCAAGGTTCTCAACAGGATCCAGCAAGTCAATTGACCTAGCCACCGTGACTCCATCCTTGGTTACGGTTATACCGTGCGTGTGATTTGGTGATTCGATAAGGACGGTGTTACCACTTGGACCAAGTGTACTCTTTACCGCCTTAGACATTTTTGCTACACCGGATAGAAGTTTCTCTCTAGCCGATTCATCGAAGTGTAAGTCCTTCGGAGAATAACCCATCTGTTCTGACATTTAATTTGATTTTAGTGGGACAAAGATAACATAAGAATCTGATCAAAACAAAAATGTCGAAATGACAATTTCTTCCTTCCCCTATTCTCTATATATATTCTATATATATATATATTTTTTATTAATCTAGTTTTACTTTAAAACTGTCATAATTGTCATAGAACTAATAATCAATAAGATAAGTTACATAATTAAAGCATAGCTATGACAGATAATTAGGAAAAAGAAAGGGAAGCCTTTGCCTCCCTCTCCCCACTATCACTAATTAAACACAAAACTAGGAGATGATCCCCATAGCCATTTCACGTACTTCAGCCTTCATATCACCTAAAGCGAATGCATCTGAGTACATACTAATCTTTTCCTGACGCTTCATTTCCTTTCTATTTCTAGCGGCTTCCTGAATGCCAGTTAATCCATTTGGGCGCTCATTAATGAGTCTGCCGTTAATTACTTTGAGTCCGTTCATTGTAGAGTTTTTACAAATATAAGACATATTTAGATGTTGGGCTATATAGCGTTTTATATCGACCGACCCCCAATCCGAAAGCGATCCTAATCAAAGGGTGGGGGTGTGAAAAGCAAAATTTCTCTGCTACTTTTTGGCGATTCCGTTTGCTGCTGTGCTGCTGCTGTGCTGCTGCCGTCTCTGTTGCTGTCAACGTTTCGCTGCCGTTCCCCGTCTCCGCTTTGCCCGTCTCTCTGTGCTGCTGCCGTTCCCCGTTTTGTTTCACGTGAAACAATTCCCGTCTCTTCGAGGAGACGAATCTTGTCACTCAAATTTTGTGTGCTAATAATTTTAGCATAAAAACTGGCGAGCATATGAGGGGGGTGTATGCGTCACTGATACAGCATAAATACGTCACTGATACGGCAGTAGTAGACCTTGGATAAACTCAAACTTTTTGCGCCATTACTCTAAAAACTCGCTTTTTTGCCCGTCTCTTTTTGCTAAGGATCTTAGCATTTCTTAAACTTTGGTCACAGAATGCATTTTATTGGGTACAAGTGGTTAAACAATGGGCACAGAAAGATGAAAAAAATAGTATCAATGAAGCATCACTGACATATCTTTGACGTGTCTTTTAAGGGAAGGTGAATCGTCACTGAAACACTAAAGGCTAAAAGGTTAACGATGTGCCTTGCTTATGCTAAACGGACGGGGAGTATGCATCCGACAAAATACATACAAAGGACTAGGTCATCAACCTACACATAGAAGTAGCTAACTGCTGAAAGGGTGTTACTTCCGATAAGATGACTACTCAGAAACGCGACGAGTATAAAGGCGAAATTCTTTGACATATTGGTATAGGACAAGTATAGGTGATGTGATGCGCAAAAAAGTCATACCCTAGGCAAGATAGGAGAACAGATGCATCTGTGACGATAATTCTGTAGAGTAGTTCGAGTCTACTCCTTGTCGCTAACTGTCTCATTAAAGAGACGCAATACAATAACAATTTAATACTTTATTCAAATGACAAACATTTCAAAAACAATCGCAAACACACTTGGTCTTGCGAAAATTCAAAAGCTACAAAAGGCAATCTCAAATGCATCAGACAAGAAATTTCAAGCGAGTTTGGAGTTAGCACCCTACGTTCTCAGCGCATATCGTTGGTATTCATCTGATGAAGGCAAAGCGCAATTGAAAGCGGAAGGTATTAAATGGAAAGTAACTGACTTTTCGATGGCAATCTTCGGATGGGAAAAGGCACAATTGCACAGAATGAAGGATGCAGGTTTAATCTTGGAAGAAAACTCTGCGCTTGTGGAAGACTTCATTAGCCAATGCGACAAGCTAAAATCAGAGGGAAAACGTGTGGAAAAGTCAATCAAAGGTCTGCTAGACTTCGCTGATGGAAACAAGGCAGAGACAAGCGAAGGTGACGGTGACGGTGACGGTGACGAAAGCAAGAACACTGTTAAAGAAAAGGTATCCGACATAATGAACTTCTCATTCAGAGCGAGCGCTTTGGATATGGGTAAAAACGTCTCTTTGAGAATAGACTCAGAAGGGAAGCAAATCACTACGAACACAATCGAAGAGATTGAGCAAGCATTCGCATTCTTCAAACTAAACTTTACAAAATAACCGTCTCTTCAAGGAGACATAATACCAAATCGATATGAAAACATTCGCTCTTATCTCATCACTAGCTTGTCTGATAGCTAGTGCATTCATCGGTGACCTACTACTATTCGGAATCTCAGTACTGTCACTGTTCAGTTCAATCTTTCTAACCTTTCAAAAATCAAAGTAACCGTCTCTTTAAGGAGACAAAATACCAAACTCAAAATGGCAAACACATTCACAGTTAACATCTACCAAGAGAACGTCCTAAGAAAGACGTTCTCTGAGCAGAAATCAGACATCGAAGCATTCGGATACCTAATCAACAAGCAACATAATTCCATCAACAGAGCATTGAGATTCGATGGATGGGAAGTTGAAGTTATAAACGAACAGACCTTGGAGAAATACCATTGGTCAAAGACTTACAGCACACCGTCTATTCGAAGAGACGAAAACCTGGAAATTTAATATGAGCATCTACAGAAGACCATCACACCTAGCAGAGGAAAGTATTTTGATTCGGGCAAAGTTCGAGTCAGAATGCTCTCTGACGGGAGAAAAAATTCACATCGGTGATGAATGCCTATGGGATAGGGCATACGGAAAAGTGTACGCAAAGTATACATCCTACTACAATAACTACGTATCAAATCAAATCAAACAGAATACATTATGAGACAGACCTTAGAACAGATTATGGTATTCATCGCTGTAGCAATGGCGATAGCAGTATCAGTCATCATCGTAATCACAATCACGGATACGATTGACAAGAACAATGAACGTAAGCTAGAGCAATGCATCGAGAAGACTGACGGCAGTGATATCGAATGTGAGAGATGCTTCTATGAAGTTTATGGAGTAAAACCTAATGACCTATACTAAGATGAAAAAACTAATCGCACTAGCAATTGCAGTCATCGTACTAGCATCTTGCACAAACAGTAAGCACACACTTAATCACTCGCACTATTCAAAGTCCAAGATGTATGGACAAGATGGATGCGCTTGGCACAAATAAACCGTCTCTTCAAGGAGACATAAATCAAAATCAAGATGGCAAAAATAATCTTAGCACTATACATCCTATGCGGAACGGTAGTTGAAACCGACCAAGGGTACACCATTGTCGAAGAAGGCATTGACTATGCTTGCGAAGGAGAAGTCCTCAAATGGATAGAGACAGGAGAGTTTAAGTACGATGACTTTCTATGTGACTGCGAATAAAATAATAACCGTCTCCTTAAGGAGACACAAAACTGGAAATTTATTATGAGAAACATTAATGAAATTGCAATGGAGATTGCAAGCGATTGGAAGAACGTAAACTATGGCGCTGTTCCTTACCTAGAAGTGATGTTCAATCTTCGAACTATCAATGATAAGTACTACGATGATGACGCGAAGACCATCATCATCTACTTCCTTGCGAATGCATCCACTTGGAGAGGAGAGACAGCAAAGAGAATCAAAACAGAACTAAAACAAATAATCAAATGATTGACAATACAATGTTTACTGTAGGACATTTCATCAAATGTGACGAAGTGTACTTGATTGGCGGTGATGGTGAACCAATTGGAATGGTGACTAGTATCGGAAGTGTTAACGTACACGTTAGGATGTACGAATCAAAGCGAATCGTTGCTATGAACTT